GGCGATGAGGATATCGAGGTCGATATAGCGAGGGGGAATCATGACTGATGTTTCTGGGATGGATATACGCAAAGGCGACAAGGTTGTGCACACAACCCCATCAACTGGTTATGGTCGCGGTCAAGCCCTTCGTTTTGGAACCGTTAAATCAGTTCGGGAAAAGACATGTACTGTCGAGGCTATAGGTGAAACAATCGACCGTGTTTGTAAGAAGTCAGAGCGCGTTATGATTATCGAGCGTAATGGAATTTACATGACGAATAAACTGTATAATGCTTAATGCTAAACAGACAAAATTTGTCGAGGAATACATGGTTGACCTGAACGCGACACAGGCAGCGATTCGTGCTGGATACTCAAAGAAAACCGCAGGCGCGATGGGACACGAAAACCTACAAAAACCTCAAATCCAATCTGCCCTTGCAGAAGCCATGCTAGAACGCTCACAGCGTACGCAGGTTGACGCTGACTGGGTTGTAGAGAACTTGGTAGGCAATCATACTAGGGCGGTTGAACTCGATGAATTAGGGCATTCAAACAAAGCACTTGAATTGCTAGGTAAGAACTGTTGTATGTTTACATCGAAGCTGGATGTGGAGCATTCGGTCAATGTTACGATAATCAAACCAGAGGAGCGGGACGATGGATGATGAGCTCAGAAAATACCTGCAAGAAAGAGTCCCGGATGAGGACTTTGACGAAATAGAGGACATGATAACCCATAACGAGAAAACTGTTATCGAGGTCGATATAAGGTCGCTCACTGTGGGGATGTGCGACATGCAGAGATTCGTTGATTTCTGCGATAAGATTAGCGATGATGAGATGGTCGCTCATTCATTGACTCTGGTAAAGAAGGCTAGAGAGTCAGCTGTTGCGCTTCTCGATGCCATTATGGTTGATGAGGATGATTAGTGCTTGACTCGGTTTATACGATATGCTATGGTTTTGCTAGACGTATTTACATAAACACAAAAGGAGAGATATGATGGATGACGAGAGATACGACGAAGAAGGGTTGCCAATAGGTCTTGATATAACGGGACGCACAATAGCCGAGATAGATGAGTTAAGTAATAGACCAAACCATACGCAATCATTGTATCAAGGGCAGGTAGAGGCGCAACCGTTACCTGATACATTCATAAAAGGCGCATCTGCATTCTGGGTTCCGATGGAGCCACAGCCACGTTCACCCGTAATTTGGTATCAGGCATTTTGTCCTGAAAACTCACACTGGCAACAACAAGCAAGTAGGAATAGAGTTAACCCTCCCTGCGCGGTCGGTGACATTCTCTATGAGCAGAAACCATGTGGCATCATTAAGTTTTCTCCAATATGTCGAGCAGAACCCACTAATAGATGGTGCAATGGTCGCAAGATTTTAGAGTCTTGCGAATGTAAGCGGTATACCGTGGCGAGCGTTGAGGCGAAGCGAATTCAAGACTTGTCGTTTAATAATATGGAGCGGGTACTCAATGAACGCGAAACGATGGGCATTTGTGGCAATCTTTCAATGCATGTTGGTCGAGAAGTCTATAACCGTGACGACTGGGGCTGGTACGTAACATTAACCGAATTAAAAGGAGAGCACAATGAATGAAAAGAGAGAGATACTGACACGGCTGGTGGCTAGTGTGCTACCTACAGAATATGTGCCGGGTGTCCCTGAAACATATATAGAAATACTCAACGACTGCAATGAGATAGCCGAAGAGATAATGAAGCATAGCGAGGATAAATCATGCAAGGATGAGGGCGGGGTTTGCCAATGTGACTGGATTTGCAAGAAGTTGAACCCCGATACCTCATGCTAAACGACGAACAACTACTGACACTCTGGGAGCTTCTGTTCTACATAACCGTAGGGCTTGGCGTGTTGCTATTGTTTACCTGTGGCGTGAGTGCTATACTTGGACTGGTTTAACAAAGGAGGGATGATATGAGAATAGTTGTAACGGATTTTGACACAGAGGTATGTAAAAGGCTTGAGGATGCGTTATCTAGATTCACTCACTGGTTGCCATACTGGGTGAACGAGATTTATATCTATAGGCAACCAAAGGACAACGGGGGCGCGAGCTGTAGATTTGACAAGAGATACAGGCGCATGTGCTTGTATGTGTCTGGAGAGTTGGTGCATTCAAACATCGAGGATATCGAGCCTGTATTCGCACACGAAATCGCACATGCGTATAATGGTGATATTTGTATGTGCCTTGATACTTACATGCCAACAATAATCAAAGAAGAGGGGACGTTCGAGCTGACTAGGGCTATATTTATGGAGCGCATCGAGGAGCAGACACAAGATTTAGCGTTTCTATTTTTAGATAAGACAGAGGCTCGCGATGGCTAAAACGACAGACGAATTCGGAAACGACATCGACGTAGGCATAGGCGAGCTTGCTATAGGCGCGGTCTGTGTAGCTGTTTATATGCTCATGTGGGCTGTATGGTTCACCCCGTTTCTGTTGATGGTCGGTCTTTGCTCGATGGCTAGTATGGCTTATATTGTTGTGTGTAATCTGGTCGCGTGGTTTGAAGCTGTGTATTATAACATTAAAGATTCTTGGAGGGATTAGGCGTTATGACAATAACAGAAGTATTAGAAACCGACCCGGAACGCTTCGACCCTAACGCATACTTGAACGCGCTAGGATTACAAGCAGACTACATAGAGAAGATTAACGCATTATCAACAGAATTACATGCGCTATCAAAGCATATCAAAAAGATTGAATCATATGGGTGATTAATTGGAAGTAAGCGCGACCATAGACCTAAACACATGCAACAGGGTATACGCTCCGTATTGGTTTGACGAGTGTAGACACCTAGTTATGATGGGCGGGGCTGGCTCTGGGAAGTCATACTTCTGCGCCGACAAGTGTATCATGAGAATGATTAGCGAAGCAGGGCATAGGATAGGCGCGTTTCGCAAGGTAGCTAGAACCATCAAGCGTTCTGTGTTTGCGCTGCTCAAGTCTCGCCTGAGTCACTGGGGGCTTCTGGAATTCTGTACCATTAACCGGACTGACTTTACCTTCAAATTTATTAACGGCTCTGAGATATGGTGTATCGGGCTAGATGACCAAGAGAAGCTCAAGTCTATTGACGGGCTATCGTTTGTGTGGGTTGAGGAAGCTACAGAGTTTACCGATGATGACCTGAATCAGATTAACTTGCGTATTCGTGGCGAGACTCCGGGCTACAAGCAAATTGTTTATTCGTTTAACCCAATATCAATAATGCACTTTCTCAAGGGTAAGTTTTTCGATAATCCGCCAGAATCCAGCACTGTCAAGGTTACGACATACCGGGACAACGAGTATATAGATGATGAGTACAAGGCTGAGCTCGAGGAGATGGCGAGGAAGTCAAAGAACTTCAAGTCAGTCTATCTCGATGGCAAGTGGGGCAATCTCAAGGGGCTGATATACAGTGCCTTCTTGTTTGGCGAGTACCCGGACAGCTTCGATGATGAATGTATGGGGTTAGACTTCGGGTACAACCATCCGATGTCTTTAACGCATGTAGGTTTCAAGGACGGAACAGACGCATACCTTGACGAGTTAATCTATGAATCAGGGATGACCACTAACGATTTAATCAAGCGTATGGGTGAGCTCAAGGTATCGAAGCATATCATAATATACTGTGATGCTGCCGAGCCAGACAGAATCGAGGAGCTAAAGCGAGTAGGGTACAACGTTGTTCCAGCTTACAAGGGTCCCGGCTCAGTCGCAGCAGGTATAGACTTCTGCCAATCTCTGCGGATTCACAGCAAGCCTGAGAACGTCAACATAAACAACGAGGCTGTCACGTACTCATGGCGCGTAGATAAGAATGATAACCCGATGGATGAACCAGTCAAGATTAACGATGATGCAATGGACTCTATGCGATACGCGATATACACACACATAGGCAAACCAAGCGCGGAGCTATTCAGCTTTAACCGCGCAGAAATGGGAATGTAAATGTTTGTGCCTCATGTGTTATACTATATTAAATTTGTGTATCACAAAATAGGGAGAATGAGATGAAACCATACTACGAGCATAACGGTATCACGATTTACAATGGCGATTGCAGGGAGGTACTGCCTGCACTAGATAAGGTTGATTTGGTGCTGACTGACCCGCCATATGGGATATTAGGGGGCTCTAAGTCTATAGGGGGCTCTGGTTTTGTCGAGGCAAACAAATATGATTTATCATGGGACTATGAGCCAATAAATTCAGAACTTATAAATACAGTTACCGGAATGGCTACAGAATCAATAATCTGGGGGTGTAATTATTTCTGGGACAATTTTGAACCCACTAATTCGTTGATAGTTTGGGACAAGAAATGCCAGAATGGATGGAATGACACATTCTCTGATGGAGAGATTGCGTGGACATCATTAAAGAAAAAACTTGTTATATTTAGGCATTTATGGGTAGGAGCATTGCGCTCTGGAGAGCTAAAGAAACGAGAACACCCCACACAAAAGCCAGTTGAGTTGTTAAGGTTTTGTATCGAATACGCTGGCGACAAATCACAAACAATCCTCGACCCGTTCATGGGCTCAGGCACGACCTTACGCGCAGCCAAAGACTTAGGTAGACAATGTATAGGCATCGAGCTTGAGGAGAAATATTGCGAGATAGCAGCGAATAGATTAGCACAGGAAGTATTATTTTGAATAAGGATAAACCATGCACGACTTAACACCCGAACAATACGAAGAACTCTGGCTCTCAGGCGCAGACGCTAGGGCAGACATGCAACACAGAAAGAACTACTATGACGGCAAGCACGCTATCATAGGTCAAGGCGAACTCTATGCCGATGGCTCCAAGAAGTCAGAGAAGGTGTCAAACTTCGTCAAGTTTGGTATCGACTTATACACTGGCTCGATTGCGGGGACACCGTACAACATCACGGATATCGAAACGGTAGACGATACAGAGGAGGGCGAGGATGTTGCTGGCTCTTCTGAGATTTACAGGGATATTGGGACGGACAATAACTTTGATTCTCTGGACACAGGATTGCTTCGGGATGCTCTTATATACGGGCATGGGTTAGAGACTCATGAGTATATCAATGACGAGATAGTCATTACACAGCGCGACCCGCTGGCATGGATGGTGGTATACAACAGCGATGGCGAGAAGATAGGCGTAATCAATCGCTCAACCGTAGCATCAGGCGCATTTGTAGGCGATGTGATGCTGGAGGAACCGCTAGAGATATTAGTTGTTTACACAGATACTGAGATTATCACGTTTCACAAAAGCTCAAGTATTAACGAGGGTAAATGGTTTGAGCCAGAGCAACACCCTAGAACCGAGCATCAATACGGGGCTGTGCCTGTCGTTGTCTTTAAGATTAACGAGGAGATGGCAACGCATATCACGGATGACCTTATCGGGCAACAGGATGAATATAACGAGATTGATTCAGCGTCCGGGGACGATATTAAATCCGATTCGGATGGTATACTGGCTATCAAGGGATTTGATTTAGCGCATATACGGGAGAACTCAGAGACCATTCGCGAATCCAAGCTGTTACCGTTACCGCAAGAGGGTGACGCATTCTATATCAAGAAGGGGTCTGACGAAGTTCGTACATCTTCACGGCTGGAGCGCACCAGAGAGAATATCTTTATGGGGCTAATCGTGCCAGACATTGAACAGATTGTGGGCTCTGTGGGTTCAACGTCAGGTATCGCACTCAAGCTAAAGTTTAAGCCTATGTCAGACAAGGCATCTTATATGATTGCCAACATTCGACCGGGGATTCGTGAACGTATAACGCTAATGAATACACGGCTTGGACCAACAGGGATGGGGGTTATAGAGAACTACCAAGTTAATATAGACTTTACACTTCCCGTTAATCGCATCGAGGAATGGCAGAACATAGCAGCAACCACAGGAATTGTGTCGCATACCAAACAACTCGAAATGATGAGCGATGTTCAAGACCCGGAACAAGAACAGAAGCGACTGGATGCAGAGCAAGAGAATTCCAGATTCATTGACCGGGGCGCAGGTACACCCGATGAGGTGGTAGCTAATAACGATGCAGAGATACAGGCTCTAGCCGTTAATGTCCAGCCCCAGCTATCCACTGTTATTGATGCTGTGAGCGATGCAGCTATCGCGGAAACGTTACGCAGAAGTAAAGAGCCTACAGTATAATGCCTATTGAGTTCACAGAGGCAGAGAAACAGGCTATACTTGCAAGCGTAACTATTCCGGGTGGGCTGTATGACGAGGCTGCTCTACTGGCTGCGCTTGGCGAGTCGATAGACTTGGAGGCGCTCAAGGCTACATTGTTCACAGGCGGGGCAACACCTGAGACAACGGCTGCTGCTCTGGCTAACGCTGACAGACAGGCGAGACAGATAGCCGGGAATCTAGCAAAGACTGAGTTACAGAAGATAGCAAAGAAGGTAGCTGACAACATCGCAGAAGGTAAGCGCTTCGAGGGTTTAGTGGGCAAACTGGACGAGATTAAAGGGCTAGACTCTGGACGGGCTGCGACACTTGAGAAGCTGAAACAGGATTTAATTGACCGGGGTGTTACTGGTCAAGAGCTTGTTGATAGGGTAGAACGGGCTAGGGCTAAGCTGTTGCGTGATAGAAAGAAAGCTATAGCAATAACCGAGCAACGATTCGCAACAGAAAACGGGGCAAACGAATTAGCAAAAATACGAGGGGCAAAGTTTAAACGATGGATTACGGCTAACGATGAGCGCGTATCAGACATGGATGAAGCTAATCAGGCTCAGGGGTGGATAGCCTTTGATGAAACGTTTAGCTCTGGCGATGATGTACCGCCTAGCCATCCGAATTGTAGATGTACAGTGACATACAGGAATAATCCTCCTAGCGAACTAGATGAGGCTAGAGTTGATGCTAGGGTAGAATCAACAGCAGATGCGAAATCAGAAGGGCAGTAATGGGTGATTATCAGTTATACATAGCACTGGGCGCAGTAGTAAGCAATATAGCTACAGTGTTCGGGGGTATGCGGATTATATGGGCTAGAATGAATAAGTTTGAGGACAAGTTTGACCGTAAACTAAACAACGGTATTAGAAGCGATATCAACAAAATCAATATCTCTATAGCGGAGATTAGGCGCGATATCAAGAACGCTTGAGCAATCCACTTGAATGCTTAAAGCACTTTGTGGTATAAAGTATGTACAACACGACCGGGGGGTCGGACGGGGCTATATTATTCCAGCATATCAGAGTACCAGATACAATATTGCTGATTCAAGCCCCAACACAAATAAGAGGAGCAGAGAATAGATATGTCAGAAGAGGAAACGCAGACAGAAACGGAAGAGCCAACGCAAGCCGGGGGCGAAACGGGTCAAGACGCTGACACTAAAGATGGCGAAAAGCAAGAAACGGTCATCACTCAAGCTGAGGTTGACCGTAGGATATCGGCTGGTATTAAGGCTGGCATTCAATCGTATGAGGATAAGCAGAATCAGAAGATTGAGCAGGACAAGAAAATCCAACAGATAACCGATGGAAAGTTTGAGGAGCTATATAAAGAAACCCAAGCTCAAAACGATGCGCTAAAAGCATCCATCGAGGCTAAGGAGTTCAAGTCAGAGGCTCAAGATGCATTAATAAAGCTCGATATGGGTCACTTATCTGATGCTATTATCCCGAATGCAAAAACAATTGACGAGGTTTTATCGGCTGCTGAGGTATTAAAAAACACCATAACAGAAGAGGCAAGCAAACAAGCTAATGCCCTGCTGAATACTGGTAAGCCTAGAGTGCCGACAAAAGAACACACAACCACAGCCCCTAAGCTGGGCAATATGAACGCGGAAGAATTCGCAGCATACAAGACGGCTAATGGGTTACGGTAGAAAGCTAAAACAACATGGCAGATGAAACAACCACCACGACACTGACGGAGTTAATTCAAACGTCAATCAACCAAGCGCGAGTAACACCATATGTAGGTGTTGACCTTTCAACACTTGTAACTAATCGACCGCTTGAAGAAGGCAAAGGCTCCGTGTCTTTCCCTATTTACGATAAGCAGTCAATGGCATCCGTAGCAGAGGGTACAGACCTTGCTAACACGGCATTCCAGACAACCGATGTAGAGATTACGCCGGGCGAAAAAGGCTTGATGACAACCCTGACTCGACTGGCTAAACGTAGAGCCAAAGGTCAGACAGCAGTTGACATCGGGCGCGTTATGGGTGAAGCATACGCAGAGATTAAGAATACAGAAATCTATGCGCTGTTTGATGGCTTCTCGCAGGCTATAGGTACAACCAATGTAGATATCACAGAGGCATTGATTCAAGAAGGCGTAGCACTCTTACGGGCTGCCGGGGCTCCTACCCCATACTATATGCCTGTGACTGCATACGTTCTTGAGGACTTGCTTGGACTGTATAGCTCAAACACAAACAGCACAGCAGCAAGCATCATGGAACAGGTACAGGTAAGCGGTATCCTTCCAATGATTCACGGTGTTATCCCTGTATTTATCCAGCTTCCCGCTGGTACTGGTACCGGGCAACAGGAAGAACCAGACACTAAGACGGCTATCTTCTCTGGTCAAGCTATCGGATTCGTAAACGAGTTTGACTTCGATATTGCGAATCAAGCCGATGAGTCACTGCGAGCCGATGAACTCGTAGCTGTAAGCTCGTTTGGTGTAGGTGAAATCAAAGACACTTGGGGCGTAGAGCTCTTGGTTGATAACAAAGACTAATAACCAAATATGGGGAGGGCTTCGGCTCTCCCCAGTACGGAGGAAACATGGCAAAGAGAGACCCACAATTAGAATACATGGATATTCATGCACCTAATGGCTCAAAGATTGAGACTATGACCGTAAAGCTATACGCACCTGACGGGGATATATTCGCTATGCCACACGGAGGTTCAGCTTTACGGTATGTATCAAAGGGCTACAGTCTGCATGCAACGCCTGAATGGGAAGAGAAGCACAAAGAGCTCATGAAGGTTAAGGCTGACTCGTTGAGGCTTTCCAAACTTCAAGGCGAAATCAAGAACCGCAAGAAGGCTATTGAGGCTCAAGAAAAGCTAAACGCTG